TGGAACTAAAGTGCATTTTGCCTTTGATACTCGCTGTGTGCATCGATGTCCAGAGAAGGATCTTGCCTTTTTCCGTTTGAAAGGAGTTGGTAACCGTACCGATCTCTTGGAGTTTCTTCCAACGACCGAGTTGTCTGGTTTTTTCAACGGTCTGTATGGATCTATGCAAGGTGGTGAACTCACTTTTACGGGTGTCAAAAACCTGTTTAAGACAACTTCCCGCTCTGATAAGGTCCAGCACAATATCTCTGTTTTTCAAACAAATGATGCTGTTTCTACTCGTGCTGGAGATTGTGGATCTCCAGTAATTTTTCATACTTCCAATAGTGGGGCCGTTTTCGGGGGCATTCACGCCTTTCGAGTATCAGATATGTTTGGCAGGCAGTGTGCTGCATCATGTGTAGCATTGTCTCGCGATTTTATTGACCCAATAGTGGAGAAGTTGCGTGGCATGGAGCCCGTGTCTGTACGTGAACCACGATTGAGTTCAGAGTCTATCAGCAGAACAGTTGTTGCATTGCATCCAAAGAGTGTTTTTCGTTACATTCCGCAGGGGGCAGTTGATGTTTATGGGTCCCTCACTGGTTTCAGAGCCTCGCCTAAATCCAATGTTGTGGACACGCCACTTCGGAGTGAATGGGAACCATATGGTGTTACCACCACTTTTACTCAACCTGAGATGTCAGGGTGGAAACCTTGGCGTATAGCAGCGCTTGATCTTGTTCAGCCCGTCACTGGTTTTGATGGGCAGATTCTTCATAATTGTGTGAATGGATTTTTGAAAGATCTGCGATCCAAATTGAAGGATGAACATTTGTCTATGCTACATCGCGTACCTGAGGATGTTGCTGTGAATGGGATGCCGGGAGTTACTTACGTTGATTCCATCAACCGAGGTACTTCTATGGGGTCTCCTTTTAATACGCCGAAACGTAAGTTTTTGGGTGCATTGGACTCAGAGCTTTTTCAGGATGGTGTTGTTTTCACAGATGAAGTGAGGCGGCGTATGGCTGATATTCGTGATGCGTATGGCAAGCGGGAGCTTTGGAGACCCGTTTTTACCGCACATCTTAAAGATGAACCAGTCTCCGCTGCTAAGGCACAACTTGGCAAGACCCGTGTTTTTTGTGGTGCACCTATTGATTGGACTATTGTTGTGAGGGAGTTTTTCCTTGGCCACATTCGTCTTATTATGAATGCAAAATTTGATTTTGAGTGTGCTGTTGGTGTTGTTGCTCAATCAAAAGAATGGTCCTCCGCGTATGAACATGTTACCAAGTTTGGGGCTGGCAGAATCGTGGCGGGAGATTATAAATCTTTTGATAAGAAAATGGCACCTGCTCTTGTTTTGTCTGCTTTCGAGATTCTCATTGAACTTGCTAAGGATAGTGGGAATTTTACCAGTGATGATATTGGTGCTATGTGGTGTATTGCGCATGACACAGCCTACCCTTTGGTGGACTACCATGGAGATCTTGTACAATTTTGGGGGTCAAATCCCTCTGGAC